CTGCTACCGGAGCAAGCGTCGACCTCGCAGTCCTCGGAGACCTCTCCAAGGGTGTCGCTTTCGGTGATCGTCGTGGCGTATCGGTCGAGGTCTCTGACCAGGTCAAGTTCATCGAGGATGCGCTTACCTTCAAGGCCACCGAGCGCTATGCGTTCAACGCCTTCGACATCGGAAACGTCAATGCGACTGTCGCATCACAGGTTCCTGGTTCGCTCATCGTTCTTCAGGCCAGCGCCAGCTAGTCTGTAGGACTCTCGTCCACAAAGGGGAGCGGGGTATCCCGTTCCTCTTTTTCTTTTAGGAAGCACACATGCCACTCACTAGGACTCAAGCACTCGACCGTCTCGCGTGGATGGTCGCATCAGATCAGTATCCGTTCCTGGACAGCACCGCGCTACAGCAGCTCGTGGACGATCACGCTCGCTGGACTGTATGGTCCGCATCCACAGCCTTCGTCGTCGGCGACATCATCATCCCGACCGTGGCTAATGGCAGACTCTACCAGTGCGTCATCGCAGGTACATCGAGCGCCACGGAACCGCAGTTCCCGCAGTGGACCAGGACACTTGGCTATTCCGTCAATGATGGATCAGGTGACCTCTTGTGGCAGGACATTGGTCCCGCCAACGTTGAGCGCTATGACATCCGCACAGCTGCGCGACAGGGATGGATTCGCAAAGCGTCCAGCATCACGCACCTCATCGATGTCAAGGATGGACAGGTCGATGCTAAGATGGCCGTGCTCCGCGAGCACTGTCTCGACCAGGCGAAGCGCTTCAGCCCGATGGTGTTCGTATGATCCCGGCAGCTTACAGTACAGCGCTCAAGAACGCGATCCAGGCGTATTCTTACGCTGACCGTGTCGCGATCTGGCGAACCGTCAATGCGGCAGATGGCATCGGTGGCGTGTCACAACACTGGATACAGGTCGCTGAGATCCGTGGCACGATTAGCAACACAGGCGACACCGAAGGCGTGGTCGGTGGCATGATCGAACAGTCTGGCACATGGACCCTGACGTGCTCGCCTGACATCGAGGTTAAGGCCGATGACAGGATATACACATCCGGCAATCCTCAGAACCTCGCGCCATATTACGAGGTCATCGGATCAGACTACGGCCATACTAACGCAGTCAGTCAAACCATCGGACTTCGCGCCAGGACAAACGGCTAAGTGTATTCACTGCGTGGTGCAAGCTTCGACTCCATCGCACCATGATATGAGTGAAGTTATTGATGGGGTGTATGTATGAGTCCTGAGATGTGGGTGCAGATCGGTATCCAAGCTTTTATCACGACGGTGTCAATCGGTGCCGCTTGGGTGGCATTGCAGGTCAGGCTGACGCGCCTGGAGACTCAGGTAGCACACATCATCTCGACGCTCGATGGACAACAGCAGGAAGTGCGCCGCATCGAACAGCGACTCGGTAAACTCGAGAATAAGGTTTCCGCTTTGGAGGCGATCATACAAAGATGAACAGTATCAGCATCAAAAGACTCGTGGTCGTTGTGATCGTGGCTTTTACAGCTGCATTCACCTCGGTATTCGGCGATGGCATCCGCACAAGCGAAGCACACGACATCAGCGAGCTCGGCGCAGTGCTGGCACTCTACGGCAGCAAGGCGGTAGCGGCGGGTGTCTCCGCTGCGGTCTCATCTGTGCTGGCGTTCCTCACGATGCCTTTCAAGGGTACGCAAGCGAACAGCCTGAAGGTGGGAAAATGAACCTGCAAAACTACCGGCTGGAGCCTAATCCAAACAGCCCCGGTGACTGGATTGTCTTTGGTGACATCTACGACAACGAAGGCAACCTGCTCGGCACGTTTGGGCCTGATGGAACGAGCGTATTCGGTTGGTGGGTGTTGCAGGATGCACAGTTTCAGCAAGGTTACAGCAACCAATTTGCCATTGTAATGGCACAAGAAATCGTAGCAGGGACGGCTGAATAATGGCTACTTATTACGTTAGGACTGATGGGAGCGATGCTAACACTGGCACCGGCCCTGCTACAAATCAAGCGTGGCAGACGATAACCAAGGCTATCGGTGCAACTGGTATCGCTCCGGGTGACACTTTGTATATCGCTCCCGGTGTTTATCGTGGAAACTTTGTTGCTGGATTTACAAACCCAACCAGTGAGGGACAGCGCATTACAATCGCTGGTAATCCAACCGCTTCACAGTTTAGTGGAGTTACTGCTGGGCCGGTTATCATTACAAACTGGACATCATCCACAAGTGCGGGTGGTGTAACCTTAGATTTAACTAAGAGTTTTGTTACTGTTCAAGATGTATTTATTAACGGGTATCAAGCATCCGGAGGTTCTACATTCGGAATAGTTTTTCAATCAGTCGGAACATATCAAATTTACAGACGATGTGGATTTTATGGAGTCAATCAATCTGGCGACAATTATTCGCATTTCTTTGCTGTTGCTAACGGATTCCGCGGTCCGACGATTGAAGATTGTGTATTCCTTGGTCATGCTATTGTCAGGCAACAAGCAAACACCGGCACGGCTTACGACTCACAAACCATTATTCGTAATAGTATTTTTATGAATGCAAGTACGGGTGTAAATACGTTGCAATGTTTGACTATAGATTCCGCTGGAACTAGTCCTGTGTTTGGGGGAGTTAATGTTACAAACTGCCGATTCATAGGAAACACCGGCATTCGTCCAGTTAGTAATTTTAGAATAAGTACAAGTTTCCCTGTGGTTGTTCAAAACTGTATTTTTGATACGGTCAGTGGAATCGTCTCAAGTAATACCGGCGATTTTATTGAGTCTTATAATATCTTTAACTGCACAGTAGAACGTACAATGGTCGCCACTGGTACAGGGTCACTGTCAAGAGCATTTATAAGCCCAGACTTTACACTGTCTCGTGTATCCGGTTGGGGAAACCTGCCATTTTGGAGCAACCATTTCCCATCAGCATCACAAAACGCTGGCATCAATACAAACTCCGACACCGCTGACTTTTACGGTGTGACGTGGTTGGCTCCAACGACTCCGACGATGGGGCCGATTGAATACTTCAACAACACTGCTACAGGTGTTTATGTCCCAACGGAGCGAAACGCATCCGCCATCACCATCGCACCAGCCAGCACATCACAAAGCATCGAGCTCTACCTTGGCGTAACAGGGTTAGCATTCAACACGAGCGGTCTAGCGGCATACTACGTTAGGAATCAAGCCGCACCGGTGGCTATCACGCTGGTAACGCAGACACCTACAGGCGCGTGGACATCTGGTGGCTTTGCTGAGATAAGCTCGAGCCTAGTGCCGGGCGTGTATCGTTTGGATGTGCCTAACGCGGCTTTCGCTGCTGGCGCATCTGATGTCACGATCGTGGTGCGTGGTGCCTCTGGTACGAATGGAGCAGTCTTGACCGTTACACTTTCAAGTGGTGGATTGACGGCAGCGCAGACAGCGTCTGCTGTGTGGGATGCTCTCAGTGCCTCCTACACATCGGCTGGCAGTATGGGTGCTAGAGTCCTACAAACGACCGTTGATAACCGACCAGCGGAAGTTGGTACAAGCAATCATATACATGCTAACATCCACGCCATTGTTGATAACACTTCGGCTGCCACGGAGCTTAGAGGTGCTTTGCTTCACAACGGTACAGATTACATTTCCGCAGATCTTTTGACGCCAGTGTCAGCTGCGACCAGCGTTCACATCGGGCCTTATCAACTCCTGGCTGATGGTTTAGGCGCTGATCAGCCGCTCGATGTCAATGTCGGCACCGCGACTTCCATCGATGTCCAGGTCACTGACGCGAATGGCACTGGTATCGACATCACTGGCGCGACGGTCACAGCGAAAATTTACAGCTCAGCGGGGACACTCGTGGCCACCTACAGTGGAACTGCCACGTATGCGGACAATGGACGGTTATCATTCGGTCTCACGACTACGGTGACGAACACGTCTGGCACGTACACTGTGACTGTGACCAGGACAACAGGCGCGACCGACACGCAGATCTTTGGACCACTAAGATTGTATGTGAGGCCAGTATGAGCGTAAACATTTTACAGATCACCGAAGATCCAGAACAGGTTGTGCAGCTCGCAGCCTGGACGGGTGACTGGCACACGTACGTGGTGCGATTGGTGGATTCAAATGGCTCACCGATTGACATCACGACAGGCACTCTCGCGGCGACATACACGACAGCCGCCACAGGCGTCGCGTATAGCTTCGGCGGAGGAAGCGCCACGCTCACGAAGTCTCTCTCCTCACAGGGCATTGTGACGGTCCTGAACCCTGCCGCATACCCGACAGCAGCTGTCGTGCGCCTGACTTTGTCGTTCACTGTGTCGACTACCGTGCGCCGCTTCGGTCCACTGCTCATCGAGGTCCTAGCACCGTGACCGTCAAGGTCGACCTGTCCGGCTTCGATGACGCGGAGCAACGTTTTCGCATGCTGGCTATTTTTCTCCAGAATGCGGTGAGCGCTTCGTACACTGGCATGATTGCACTGATGACTGGACCAAAGTCAGGACGAAGGTACAAGCTCTCAGGAACACAAACGACGTATCAAGCATCAGCGCCAGGACAAGCACCGGCTGTCGCTACTGGTAATCTTCGGACATCCATCACAATCGGCAAGGTCAACGACTACGAGTACATCATCAGCATCGCGGCGCCTTATGGCAAGATCTTGGAGTTCAAGAAGAATCGTCCGTTCGCGATACCAGCATCGACGAAGGCATGGGCAGTGTTTCAGAATGTAGTGAGGAAGTACTTCAATGGTTGAGTCTTTAGTCGTGGATGAGTGGATCTATGACACACTCACAGCTGATGCAACGCTTCAGGGACTGCTGGCGGTAGACAACCGATCGCCTTCGTACCAGCAAGGTATCTATTTGTACCTCGCTCCGGAAAAGGACCCGATCAGTCTGCGACAGCCACAGGTTCCCTACATCGTTGTACGTCACACTGACAATGGCCAGGACGACACAACGGCCATGTGTGGCGGTCGAATCCTCACCAGTTCCGTGCACCAGGTGTGGTGCTGGGACACGCAGTCTGGTGCTGTCTCGATGGCGCGTATCAAGGGCATCGTCGACCGAATCGATACACTACTAAACCGACAGACAGTAAACTCGACGACTCCTGTCTTTTTCCTGAATCGCGCATCCGTCAGTTCATCTGTCGACGTGTCGCAGGATGGTCGCGTCGATAATGGCATCGCTCAGATTTACGTTGCCACAATAACTCCAGAGGTATAACTATGGCCCGTCCGCTTCTCGCTAAAGATGTAACACTTACAATCACTTTTACTGCTGCCGCTTTGACTGGCGACACGACTGCACTTCCGAGCACGACTGCAACTTCGGTTCAATGTCTCGCGAAGAGCTTCAGCACGACTGTCACGCAGAATATGGTCAATGCCACTGCTTTGTGCGCGGTCTTTGAGGCATCACTTCCGACGACACAGGCAGGAACAGTCAACCTCGAGCTGTACATCGACAACACCACTGGTCCTCTTTTCCAGACAAAAGTCGGATTCGGATGTGAGATTGACGTCGACCTAGATGGCGCAGGGTCCGTTGCTGGCAACGTCGTGAAGTATTTTGGTATGGTGACGGAAGCAGGGCTGTCCCTGACTCCGGAAGAAACACAGACCGAAACCGCGACCATCAAGCTTGGCGTGTCCGGAATCACTGGTCTGTCAGGATCATAACTTGAGTTCAATCTTTGACAACATTCCTAAATCAGAAGGTCGACCAAATCACGTAGTCGACATCGAGCGCTTTATCGGTGCGCCAGGCAGTTTCACATTTCGTGAACCGAAGGCATCCGACCTATTCCCTCGACCTGAAGTACAGAAGG